ATAATACAAAAAATTTAGGTACTGTTTCGGATACATGTAGCACGGAAATGGATTTTAGCAACTATTCTACTTGTCAAAAACAAACATGGGCGAAAGATTGTAATATAACATGGGATGGTATTACTAACGTAACAAATGCATGTTAAATAAATTTGAAATAAAAAATAATAAATTGTATATTATTATTCAATGCCGAAGAAATCGTACGCTAACATTATGAAAGAGTTGAAAACTCCTCCTCCAAAATTAGATACCCCCAATCCTCATTTAGTAAAAATAACAAAAGACAAAATTGTAAAAATATAATATATATACTTTATTTATGCAAGAATTGTTGATTGAATATGTAGGAACTGTTTTTTTCTTGTATGTTATTATTGTTACTGGTAACCCTCTTGCTATCGGTGCAGCTCTTGCCTTAGCTGCTTACATAGGTGGTCCTATTTCAGGCGGAAATTACAATCCGGCCGTTACAATATTAATGACTCTTGCTGGAAAACAACAACCCACCCTAATGATTCCATACATACTTGTACAACTTCTTGCGGCGCTTACAGTGTTCGAATTATATAAACGAGTAAGATAATAAATACATATTAGTAATAATAGTATGTTGATTCTATCCATTGATATTGGAATTACGCATTTAGCCCATTGTCTTGTATCTGTAACGGATACATTTCAAATTATAGATTGGGAAGTGTTGGATTTATTAGGTCCACAGCCAACTTGCACCCATTTTCATAAAAAACAATGCAAACAACCTGCTTTGTTTTTTAGGGATACTTCTTTTTTTTGTAAAAAACATGCCTTACCTATTCCTCCCTTATCTGGATTAACTAAACCTCAATTAGCAGAATTGTGTAAACTACATAGCATTACCGAATGTGAAACCAAAGAATATATGGTAGAACAATTACATAGTAAAAAATTGACTGATGTGAAACGTAAATCAGCCAAAACTTGTTCTGCTATTGATTTAGGAAAAGAATTAGTGAAACAATATGAACGGTTTGCCAAAGTGGATATTGTTGTTATTGAAAATCAAATAGGACCCTTGGCCAACCGTATGAAAATGTTACAAGGGATGGTGATGCAATACTGGATTATGAAACACGCCGAAGTAGTGTGTGTATCGTCTGTAAATAAATTGAAACTGTTCCACAAAGGACCGTCTACGTATGCCCAACGCAAAAAAATAAGTGTAGATTGTGTTCGAAAATTAATTGCAGCTAACAACTGGAATACCGGGTTCGAAAAACACAAGAAAAAAGATGATTTGGCCGATACATTATTACAAGCAATTTGGTATTTAAACAATATAAATGCGGATTACTTAAAATTAATTGTTCTTATATAAACATAATGGAAACAATTCAACTTGGCCCCAAATTAGATGGTTTAGAGGAAATCAAACTTAATTTCGACCCAATTGATTTAGGACCTGGACCATCCATAGTAAATTTGCCAGGAGTAGAGTTGTTGATGAACAATAAGAAGAAAGATAAAGAACCTGGTGAAATTCAATTAACCGATTTAGATAAATTAGAAAACGAACTAAATTCACTTTCTCAAGTAAACACTCCAAAAGTAGAATTCAAATCCGTAGATGCTCCCATGGATTTTCCGAGAATGAATGAAACGAATGACTCCCCACGACCAAGTGTTCAGTTTGACGAACGGCCTATCAAAGTTGACAAATCATGGGATGGATTCAAATCAATCAATACGATTGACCCTGATAAAATGGCAGTCAAGGAAAATTCAGTAGAAGTGTTACGTGAAAAGTTTAAGATATTGCGAAAATTGGAAGATATTGAATCCAAAGGCGGTAGGCTTACCCGTAAATACACCATGGATTCTTCTTTAGAGGAAATGAAAGGTGAATATGAAAATATTATTTCTGAAAAGGAAAAATCCAACAGTGTAAAGTTTCAGGGAAAAATGTTGATGGCAGCCATTACTGGATTGGAATTTTTGAATTCTAAATTTGACCCTTTCGATGTAAAGTTGGACGGATGGGCAGAACAGGTCAACGAAAATATTACAGATTACGATGAGATTTTTGCCGAACTACACGAAAAATACAGGTCGAAGGCAAAGATGGCACCCGAATTGAAATTACTGTTCCAATTAGGTGGTGGTGCTATGATGCTTCACATGACCAACACTATGTTCAAGTCGTCTCTTCCTGGTATGGACGACATTATGCGTCAAAATCCAGAATTGATGCAAAAGTTCACACAGGCTGCCGTCAATTCCATGGGAAATACAAATCCAGGATTTACGGGATTCATGAACAACGTAATGCCCAACACACAAAGTGCACCCCCACAGCATACATCCTATGTGAATCGCGATAGAGCGCAACCCGATAAACGACCAGACATGAGAGGACCTACCGATATCAATGATATTTTGAGTGGGTTGAAACCAAAACAATCTGAAGATGCAACAAGTACAGTAAGTTTAAGTGAATTGAAAGATATGAAAGATGGATTAATTAAACCTCGTCGTAAAAAGTCAGATAAACATACCGTCAATTTAGACATTTAATTAACTATATTATATATGAAAACAAGAAAAAATAAAGGGGGTGCATTTTTTTCAGATAACAAAAATAAAACATGTGATACCAATAAAAAAGATTGGAGAAAAAATTGGGAAAATTTTAGAGATAAACAAAACAACCGACCTTATGCATTGTACGATTCTTCCTATTTATATCCAGGTTCAATGAATTGGAGAGGTGCAGTACCTACCCAGGGTAACTTATTGAACGAACAAGGTAAACCACGAGATTGCCCTGAATCTCCAATAAAATCATGTGAAGATAATAAATATGATTGGCAAAACTATTGGTCGACAGACCCTGCCTATAGTGGGTTTATTCCAACTCATTTATATCCATCCGATAAAAAATTAACACCTATTCCAAACGGTTTGAAAACACCAGACGGAAAACCGTGTATCAAATCAGAATTTACTCAATATGTAAATTCACGTGCTTACGACAAAGCAAACAAAGAATATAGAAATCAACCAGAACAACTTAAACAACAAATAGAAGAACAATGGAAAAAAGTGGATTTAACAAGAGATACAACTCCAAAAGAAATGCCTTCATTAAAACATAAACAATCTATTGTTCCTATATCCAAAGATGATGCATTAGATAAATATCAATATAAACTGGAAGAACGAATAAAAAAACAAGAAAGACACGAATCAAGAGAGAAAAAAAAGGAATTACATAAAATCATTGTAATCAAACAACAATTAACTAATCCAACCAATGAAAAAACATTTATCAAAATAATACTTGCTTTTTTAAAAAAACTAAATCAACAATCTATGCGTGGCAAATTTTTATTTAATTACATTATTACAGAATTGAATGAAGATATGGCTTATAGACAAATAATATTAGACGAAGAAAGAGTAACAGAGGAACAACGAGGAAAATTAATTATACCAAAATTTTATCCTGAAAATGCATTTATTGCAAAATTAACGAATAAACTTACTTTAGAATCTATAGAAAGAATACTTCGTAAATCTGATTACACAAAAGTAATTGAGTATTTATTACAGTCTTCAGATAAACCTTATATTGGAGTTCTTAACTTGCATGATATTGAATATACATTGGGTACACAAGAATTTAAACGATTGTTACAACCATTGCAAGCTTCTCTTTTTGAACCATATATCAAACAATATGGCCAACAATTACAACGATATAAAAAACAACAAACAAGAAAGAGAGGTAACTTTGTACCAGGTATATCGGACATTGATGAACAACCCGATGAAACAGAATATGAGGAAATTGTGTCGATTATTGTTTCTCATAACACACGAATTCAATGTTTACTCGATGGTATTCAACAAAATGAAAGCGAAGACAAAGTAAGGTTCATGAATTGTGCCATTTTAAAATTAGAAATGAACCAAGAAAAAGTGAAACTTTCCATGGTGTATCAAGGTGAATTGTCTGATAAGGAATCAGGTAAAATAGATAAAGACAAACCTTATTACGTACAAGAAGTATCTAGTAAACCTGGGTATATTCAATATCCAACTTTTGTCAAAGAGTATGACACTGTAAAAAATATTATGAAACTTCCTGATATTTCAAAAAAATATACGTTTTATATTATTAGGCATGGTCAAGCAGAACACAATGTAAAAAATAGTTTAGGAGTATCTAGCACGTTAGGTTTAAAATTAGATACATCGATTACACAATTAGGTAGACAACAAGCAGAAAATGCCGGTAAATATTTGTATCAATATTTAACGGAAGATAATGACCCTTTTCCACCGTTAAAAATGCCTACCCACTTTTTCGTTTCTGATTTAGTTAGAACCCATCAAACGTTAGACAGTATACTCAACCAGCTAGGTATATTCAAATCTGTTCCAGATAATCTTGTAACAGGTACAATACATTCTTGGTCCACACCCATTGTGTTACCTTGTGCCAATGAATTACCCATCAAAGGAAATTTGGGAAATTGCGATAAAGCTACATCCGATGCACCTAGTAGAGAAAAAATGGCACGTGAAAATGATACAAAATGTATTCTTCAACCAGATAAATCTCTTTCTACTGATTGTAGTAAAGAATTAGATTGGTCCACTTTATATTTTCCATTTTATCAATATTTATCTCAACGTGTTCAAGAAGATACATCATCCAACATAAAGACCAATAATTCTTGCCAAGATACCAATATGATTTCTATGGCTCTTTTTTATTTAATGCATGAAAATGTAGAATCAATGTCACAAGACGACAAAATTAATTTAATCAACGCATATATTGTTGCCAATAATGGTTTACACAAAATATTTAGTGAACCAGGTTTTGGAGGTAGACGTACTCGTAAATTAAAATTGAAACTAAACATAAACAAAAAATGAGTTAAAACAATATGTCCACGTACTTACATGAGATGTTCACCAACGATGAAAGGATGAAGATTTTGATGATTCGGCAAGTTATCTACAACGTCAATCTTCAATGACAACCTAGACCAGCTCGTCCAATCCCACATTTTACAGAAAAGACGCACGTACTACTTTCTCAACTCCGTGAGAAAAAACCATTTCATATTTTTAATCTATAGTTAAAATATGAAATCTAGGTGAAACGTTCGAACCAGAAAATCGAGACAAAATACTTAAAACTATGGAACATTCGATTATACAAGAAAGTTCATATAAGAGTACTAAATCAATAAGTTATTCGCTCCATGCATCGTAATTAAAAGGTGACACATTCAGATTTCCAAGTTTAGATTGCCAATATTCAACACGTTTATCGACAACTCCAGGAGGTAATATTGTCTTAGGCATTGGACCGTTTAATTTTGGTTTTTTTCCAAAACAATTCACACCCAATTTCTGTAAAATATTGTTGTTGTATCCACCATTTACGCCTGGCCGTCCACACTGTTCTTTGTGTCCTAATTCTTGGTACGATTTCCAACTTTTGTATTGTGTAGGATACAAGGCCATATGATCATCCGACCATCCGTAATCACACCATTCTGCACCTTTTTCATAAGCATCCATCACTTGTTTAATATTTGCAATTTGTCCATTATACGCTTTGCAAACCGCTTTAGCGTTCAAATAATCAAACCTACCTTGTACATGGTATGTTTGTTTTCTAGTCGTGTCTAATAAATTATCCGTAGGCAAGGCAGGTTGAACAATCGCAATGTCTATTTCAGGGTTATTAAATAAATTTTGTATAGTGGCTGTTAAATTAACACCAAAAAAATATTGTGTGCCAATAACTCCAATAACCATGATTACAAACAAAAATAATAATATTTCAATAGATGAATATGAATTATTTAAAAAAATAAGTATAAGCATAAGAATAACTACTGGGATAATTATAATAAACGGATTCATATATTTACCTTATTTTTTATTTATACAATATTTGAAAATAATACAATCCTGCTAAAATTCCACGAGTACATGTATTTCAATGGCATATAAATTCTACATTAGCCAATATAGCACATATTTCTCCTTAACTCTTTCTAAATAACAAACAATATGCATTGGATGTAATCACTTTATGGTCTGGAACGGGCGTTTTACTTCCATCATCAAACTCAACCCATGTATCTTTTCTAACTACTGTTGAATAATGACCGCCGTGTACACTTCCATAGTGGTTGCATATACATATCAATTTGTAAGAAACACTACCTAGAGTAATGGTAAAAGGAACATCTATCATTTGATTATTTTTATGGTTTAAATTATCAAACCGTTTAAACACAACAAACATTAGCTTGGGTAATTTCCAAAATTGTATTTGTTTGGTAGCTGGAATATACGTATTGGTTTTTTCATCTTTCCATTCAAACGATTCTGGTTGCCCATATAACTGAATACAATCATAAATAGACACTGCAGGTGCAGATGGAATAGGTACATCTAACATGAAAAAAGATTCTGGAATAATACTTTCAACTTTGGTTGTTTCTAAAATAGATACTGAAATACCATAAAAATAATCGATAATAAATGAAAAATCTTTACTATAATTACGAATCATCATCTCTACGCATTTTTTATCGATAAGGGTCATTTGGGATGGAATAGGAACTTGCACATGTTGTTTCATGGATTCGTGAAATTCGTTTATCATAAATCGTAAAAATTCAGATAAATCGTATTGGTCATAGGATGTAAATAAATCCATTTTCTTTTCATTACATACATGATGAACTACTTTAACAAATCTAGTTGGAGTGATACTTTGATGGTCTTGCAACATTAATAGTCGAAGGTCGTTGTATTCTTGAAGTAATATAGATGTAGGCTTATGTTGATTTAGAAACATGTTTAATTCATCTATATGAACTAAACATTGTAACGTTGCATTTAAATAACATGTATTTCCAATATTGGTTAACCCAGTCATAACATGTAGGATTAGATAGGTTTAAATAATTTCAAATAAAAATATAAGTATATTTTATGGATTCACATCCGCGTACTGGAAAACGTTGCAAAAATACATATAGGTACAAAAAATCTACTAATTTGTGTCATCGTACAGAACAAGGTACACCTATAGCATCCCATAATTCTGGTTCGTATCGTCGTACTGGAAAACGATGCAAACCAACATATCGATATAATAAAAATAGAAGATTATGTATTTCTAAACTATCCAGTCCAACACCTGTAGGATATGAATCCTACGAAAGATTAGGTAAACGTTGTAAAAAATCATACCGCCACCATAAACCATCGGGTCTTTGTGTTTATACTAAAAAAAATAGAAATAGAAAACCACATGTAACTAGAGAATCACCCTTAACTATGGAACAACAAGAAGAAATGATTGATTCTCCATTTAATTCACCAGTTGAAGATAAATCTGTGTTGTATTCTCCAGCATCGCCCATTCCATTTAATTCACCAGTTGAAGATAACTCTGTGTTGTATTCTCCAGAATCATCGGATAACTCTGTGTTGTATTCTCCCGAATCACCTAAAAAAGACTATGGGAATCCATTTGTAAATAATTAATAGGATTGTTAATGGATATTCTCCATATTTCTTCATATATGTTATTACAATGTTCTATAATGAGCTGGTCAGGCTCCGATTCGACGTATAGGGGTACAGTATCGACAATAAAAATACGGCCCGTGGCAAAGTGAGAAGTCAAAGTCAGAAAATTCGTCAATTTCAGAAGCAGTAAATTTAGTCGAAGTTGTCATATATAAATATTATATTATTTCACAAAATAGAGCTAGTAAAAAAGTTAACCCGTAACTAAATATTATTTATTATAAAACTTAAAGATATTCCTCTAGATAAAATAGGATGTACTATCTATACAACTGGAACCTTGAAGTGACTGACGGCTACTTGCGATTCGTAGGTGATTTGGAAGATGGACGAGGATGGGAGACCAGTTCGGTGGAACGGCTAGAGACCACTCGTAGTGGGTACCGTGTTACAACTCGTAATTCGGTTTATTTCTTGCCGTGGTAAACTAAAGAAAAACTAAAGAACAAATTGTTTTTGGTGTGTAATTTGATTGCACAACACATCCAATGAATTGTCTAACCCTAACAGAAAAAAGAAAAATACAATATACAATGCATATTCATAATTTTTTTTCATTAACAATAAATAAATTGAAACGAGTATTAACACCATGATAGAAATAGAAAGTATGTACATGTAGGTTTCTAGTTGTTTTTTTGTTTTCATACCTTTTTCAAAATCTTCGTGCAGAAACTGAAAAAAGATTATACTTCTTTTTCCAGTGGGTTCAAAATAATATTCATAAAAGGGCATGCATCCATTGTATTTCATGACCATGTCCACAAAATGTTGCGGCAACAAACATAGGATGGGGAATGCAGACCAGCATTTAAAACTGTAATAAGGTTTGAATCGTAAATCAGATTCGTTTTTATACGTCCATGTTTTGGTTTCCCATGCACGGTTAATAGTGGAAATGAGTTTTTCGTTGTGGGTACTTTCTAAATAAATACCACTTCGAGCAAACCGAAGACCCACTTCAATGATTTTGGTGGACCTATATTGCACGTTCACAGGGCCAGTATACCCAACCATGTAACGGTTGACCCATTCTACTATTTCAGGAGGAGGTTCATTGTCCGGAGATATAAATTTCCAATCGTCAGCAAACCCATTTTGTTTTTCTGAATAAATATACGTAACTTGATATACAATTTCTCCGTTGATTAAAAAGAAATCGGTCATGCTTTCTTTTGCATTCACAAATTCAGACCACATCATTTCTTTTTTATTTAAAAAAGGTTTTAATTCTTCCGGAGAAGCAATTTTGTAACAGTCTTTACTGGAAGCCGTTTTGTGACCATAACGAGGTTTAATAAAAATGGGATATTGTGCTTCTTTTGCATCTTGGAGTGTACCTGCTGCCATGGTTTGTGAAGTGGCGACAAATAATTTATCGTAGACAAATTGATGGTTTGGATTTTGATTGTAAGCAACAATGTCAAATTTTGGTATATCAGGATGTAGTTTGTAAGGGAAACTAGAATAAGGATTAAAAATTCTTAAAAAATCTGTGTATTGTTTGTCATATTTTTTAATAGATTTTATCATAGTATAACTGTATAAAATCTATTCCTAAAATAACGGATTGTCATCAATCATTAATCCACAGTAATCAGTAGGGTGTTTTGCATAATCCACTGGTGTATATAATCCTTCGGTTACAGCGTTTTTCAACATGAATTTAAAATTTGTCCAAAATTCTTGATGATGACCAATTGATTCTGTCATTAAATGCGATAATTCATGTAACGCCACAAAAGTAAGTGTGTTAATGTCAATTAATTTCATTTCATTTTTGTGTTTTCGTAAACAAAATGCTAATTTAGCTCCTTTACCTTCACTGTATGCCGTAAATTCACTGGTAGGTAATGTTTCTACAATTCGTTTTGGATTAAAATTAGCTACTAACCTTTCTACACGTTTATCTTTTGGATACTTTTCATGCAAATACTCTACCATTTGGTTCATTCGATCAGTAGCTTGCGCAAGTAGTTCTGCACTTTGTTGAATACGGTCCGAATCTCTAACACAATAGGTATTTCCATCCCTTTTGGCAATAACACATTTTAAATTAAAGGTATCTGAATTTAAATAATAGGTAAACCCTATAATAATCATAATAAGGATTACAATGTACATCATATCCATAATCATTATGAATATATTAATTGGCACCTTGGCCAATTTCTAATGGTCTGCGCATAAGGTCCGGGTCGATGGTAGAATGTTGCCATGGCCCAGTATTCATTGTATTCTGAGGAATGATTGGTTCAGACCGAAGTTGTAAATTCATATTCTTTTTGGTAGAGCCGACTGTATCCGCACCAATTAAAAAAGTGCTGCTAAGTAAGTTTGCATTTTTCAAGTTACCGTTGCCCTGAGGATTCAAGTTAGCCCATTCTTTATTGGTGTCGTTAGGTAGTAAGAGAGATGGGTCGTCCATCATTTGTGGAGATGTAGATAGACCATATGTACTTGTTTTTACACCACCTGCTTTTGCAAATTCACTATTTTGTCCTAAATGATTTGGGGAGGGAACGGAATAACTATCTCCGCCCGAATTACCTAAAGAAGACATGAAATTGGTATTTTTACGTTGAGAATAACCATATAATAACCAACTGAAAACACCGATTGCTAAAACCATTACAACATTATCCATTTTTGCCATTTTCATTATATAAAAATATATAAAAAAAAATCATAATATTGGTAATTCCTCTTCAATATTAAATTGTTGCTTAAGTTCTTTGGCGATTAAATAAGCTTCTTGGGCTTCCAACGAAGATTGTTTTATTTTTTTAATAATTTCATTGTATTGCTCAATTGGATTTTTTATGGTAATTGCATCTTCTAAACTATTGGTATCTACTTCAATCAACTTAATATCTGGTTCTTTTGGCTCTTCTTTTGGCTCTTCTTTTGGCTCTTCTTTTGGCTCTTCTTTTGGCTCTTGCCGACTTTCTAAAGATTCTGTGGTTTCTTTATTTGGAATTAAACATTGCGTAAAAGATGTTTTTTGGAACAACATGATTTGTTTAATAACTACAGGAATATGAAAACTTTTTTGGCTAAATTTAATTCCTTGTATTTCTAAAATAGTAATGATAGGCGTTGTTTCTGTAATGTCTTGCAAAGTACATGGTTGTTGATTTTCATTGTAAATCAATAAAGGTTCTCCCTTAAGTTGATATTTAGATTGGTGTATATACGACCGTAACACATAATTTGAATTTTTGTAAATTTTGATAATAGGAACAAATGCATTTTGTATATCATCTAATTCAATATTTTCAGTAGCAAACCATGTATCTTTTTTTTCATAAATAAGTTGTTGTAATCGTTCTTCTAAAGTAGATATCCATTGAATCATATTCGTATTGGAAGAAGTAAATGATAAATCTGTATACATTTTATCTTTAGTAGTTATGATACCTTGTTTAGTAACACTTTTAGGCGTATAAATAAATAATGATTCATCTGCAGAAGTTACGTTTATTTTTGAAAAAAAACTTCCGTTGGCAGTTACGATAGGTTGTGATAAATGTAAGTTAGAAAAATCAAAATTCATATCAGGTTGATAAATTGTCATATACACCCTGTGTATTTTTATATGTGCGAATACACGCAATTATAAAAATACGTATAGTATGTTATCTAAATATGTAGATTTTTTGAATCGTGAAGATATTAAAAAAACAATAAAACAAATGATTCATCCAATCGGCGAACTTATTTTAGAAGAAAGTAAACCTTTTATATTTTATATCGCCTTGTTTTTATTTATTCATTTTATATTAACTCTTTGTATTTTAATTTATATTATACGAATGAAATATTTTCTGCATATTATATATGACATCAAAGTCCTTTAGACGTTCTAGACGAAGCCAAAGCCGAAGCCAAAGCCAGAGACAGAGACAGTCCCGCCGTGGGGGTTATGGTGCGTTAGCCAACGCTGCATCCGCAAGTGTGTTACCATTAGGTTTAACTTTACTCCAGCAACATTACAAAAATAAAAATTCTAGAAAATTATTCAAACCTATTCGCAAATTTGGCAAATATATGACTCCTAAAAAATAAGGTCAATCCGCATCTATCGTTCGATTACCACCTCTAGTATCTAATATATGTTTTTGTTGGTCAGTTAAACATATAAATCCAGATTCAGAACTATAGCTGGATTTACAAAACGGACTCATTTTGTTTGCAAATAAATTCATCGAATTATTTGCAAATCCTTCTTGTGTTGCATTTAGCAATACTATAACTAATAAAAATAATAACCAACAAGTCAATTTCATATACTTTATAAAGATTAAAATATGTTTGGTTACGAAAAATACTATGTAATGTCTCGCGTTCAATGTAATAAGAAAATTAATTTGCCTCGATTATGTTCCATAATCTCTATTCACAGATATCAAAGCTACTTTAATAAATTATGCCAACCTGTTACTCCTATTAGCAAACGTCAATTGTATGGTCTCATCTACATTTCATATTAGACTACTATGTAAATGGATTATCAGGAGGAGTTTCACTAGTTGCATTAAATATATCATCAGTTGCATGATGCATAATTACACAAATAATAAGTACAGGTGTTAAAATACCCAATATAACAACTAATGCGGATGCTTGAAGAGCAGTAGCTGCAGCAACCCCACCTGGAACAAGAAATAATAGTGTCGCAGCAGCCATTGCAGCCAACAATGTTGCTATTAACGCAATAAGTAATCCAATCAAAATATTTATAATATTAACCAGGCCTGAAACTGTAAGGTTGTAAATGTTCATTATAGTAAATAGTGCAGTTGTAATAATTCCGTTCATTTTACCTAACATGTCTCGCATCTTTACTATAATTTCAACAACAGGAATAATAAAGTTTACAATTTTGTCGTACAAATTTTCAAAAATTCCACTTATTTGATTTTTAATCCATGCTAATTCATTAATTACAGCCATAATCAATTCTAATGTCGTATCTAAAAAAGTAATAATAAGATAAAGTATAAATTCAAAAGGCATCATAATAATAGCAAAAACAGCAGACATGTCTTGTTGAATACAGTAATTGAAATTTTCAAATGTAGTTTCAGATGTAGTTTGACCTGGAACAGGCATAATAAGTCCTGCAAAAGGCATAATAATTGGATTACACTTCTTGGTGTTCCAATTATATTTTAGTTGATTTATAATTGCTTTGTAACTAGCAAAAGATACTATACCCAATACAATTGCAAATATACCTATAGTAATTAATACATCTTTTCCATACATTCCTAAATATCCAATGTTCTCATACATGGATACTATTTTAGAATCTACATCCATATACATTATAATTATAAATTGGCTACATTAATTTACCAATGGTTTGTATCATCTTTCCAGGAATACCATCCCACATCGATTGGAACGTGTATTGTACCGATGTCATGATATGCATAATAGTTGCCATAATACCTGACATTTTTCCTTGTGTATCCACCAATTTAATGACAATAATATTAAATTCAATAATAACATTTATAAATACTGCATATAAACTTGCAATAATACCTGCTGTACTATCTTTAATCGACGATGTCTGGTCTGTAGTATTTTCATTACTGGTATTAATAGAATCTATCATATCCATCGTCATGGTTTGCAAATAATTAAAGGGCTGGGTTATCGTTGGTGCAAAACTAGTCATAATATTTTGAATACAATAGGAAAAATTATCGGAAGTACTTATTCCGTCCGGTGCAACAAAACCTGCAAAGGGCAACATTATCGGTGTACACCGATAGTTTATCCAATTATCTTTGATATTTTGTACACTACCTGCAAACAAATTGACAGACAAAAATAGAAAAAAAAGTATAAAAATAGTCAACGATTGAAACCATTCAAATATCATATATAAATATGAATATAAACTTTATATTATTAGGTCAACTATTGAAAAAAAAAGACGATTATTTGTCTAAACAACGACAATTTTTAATTTTATATCGTTTAGTTAAAATGCACCATTAATTACAAATCCTATAATATTCACTTTCTAATGATGTTCGGCTTTTTCGTATAATTTTACATACTTGGGTAGGACGCATACATATGATAGAAGCGACTGCATCATACCTACTAATAGTAGGTAATTCAGAATTGGATTGAATACTATATTTTTTTTTCATTTCAACAATTTGTTCACTACTCAATAATACATGTTTAGGTACCCATTGATGTTTTAAAATGTTAAATTGCAACCGATGTATATTAATAATAGTAATATAGATACCATAAATATTCCAAATTTCATCCAATGTCTCTTTGATGTTATCATTAGGCTCATCTTTAATGATAACCATTAACGTATCTTTTTTTTCCAAAACAGCATCTTCCCCAAAGAATTCGTCTTTCAATTTATGTACTGCTTGAGATGTAATACGCGACCCATCTATTGCATATTTTACATATAATTTATTTTCTTCTTTCTGCAACAATAAATTGAGTTGCTGGTTTTTAATCAATGATAATACATGATTGATACTGTATCCTTCATAATCGTCTGTTTTATATCCGATTTCTTTTAAAATGTCAAGTAAATTTTTTCTAGACGTAAAAATGCTGGACACAGTTGTTGGGTCTTCCATACTATAATTAGTTACATTTATTTAAATAAAATCAATTTTTAAATGAGTTTAAACCGTCTATTCAAAAAAATAGTTAAAACGTTTAAATAATTTGCTTAATGATTACCATTATACATCATATTCTGTACATCTTGAATTGATACTATCATAGCAATCATATCATTCGTCAATCCATTATTGTTATTGTTATTATATATATTAATTTCGTTGTTATATCTATTAGAAACTACATTTACCATGTCTTGAATACAATTCATATGTTTGTACTGTGGAGGTATATTATCATCTATTAAATAGATACGAATAGCAGCAATCAATGTTATATTATCAGTGTAAATGAGGGTATTAACATAATTGTAAAAATTGTTGACTGCATAATCTCCCATGTTGTACTAATTCAATACAATTATTTAATATTCAATTTTTTTTTAAAATAAAAACAATGAATAAGATATGGCAAACATACAAGAACTAATGAATGAAATATCACAACTGCAAAAAACAGAAGAACAACTTTATGAAGTATTATTTAGAAATGCTCAAAATGTAGCATTAGGAAAACAAAGCACTATGACGAATAGCGAAATTAATACGATTGCAACACAAATTAATTCATTGACCGCTTCACGTGTTAAATTGTATAACTCGCTATCGCAATATTATAAACATGATGTTGTCCTTGAAAATTCTGTTAAAAAAACAATTAAACAACAAACGGACACATTAAAAATATTGGAACGCGAATTAAACAAATCTAAACAAAATTTAGCAAAATTAGAAGATGAGAAGTACAACCAACTCAAAATGATTGAAATCAACAGTTATTTTAGCAAACAATACGATGCTCATATTAAATTAATGCGATTGATTACTATTGTTGGTATATGCATGTTGGCCACATTATTGTTAACCTATATTGAACCACTAAAATCCGCTTCTATACCTTTATTCAATATTGTGTTAGTTATCGGTGTATTTTTAATTATTAAAGTAATCATAGACATGTATTTAAGACGAAACGATAATTATGATGAGTATAGTTGGTTTGCAGCACCTACTACAGATAATGATGTAACAAGAGTAAATTCGGAAACATCTACCTCATTTATAGATGTAAGTGGTATAGATGTTCCATTTTGTTATGGTTCATCGTGCTGCAGCACAGGTACAGTATGGGATGAAGCATCTTACACATGTGTCATTAATAACACACCCCCTAAATAGACAATAAAAAAGAATATAAAAAATACTTAATTAAAATGAAGTTAGACATTTTTTAAGTAATATAGTATAATGACTACGATTGATGATATTATGAAGATGGACGATAACAACATAAAGAATTTGCCTTGGAACAAGTTAGACCGTTACTTGAAATTAACCAAAATGAATGAATTTATTGACGAATACAAAGAAATGTTACAATTATCCGATGAAACTACAGTTCAATTGCGTGAATTATTAAAAGAAAAAATAAATAAAAAATTATTACACAAATCAAAAGATGTAGTTTACGACACCGAATTGAACAAAATTATATCCATTCCGAGTCTTACATTACAAAACGGAAAATATAAAATCAATTGTGCTGAAGCTGTTTCTCCTTTGCATTCACTCACCCCGAAAAACAAAACGGTCAAGAAAACATTATCTTAAATTGACTTAATAATATAAAGTTAGAATACTAAAATGGTAGATTGTGCTCTAATGTTGATAGAAGAATATGTTCAGGAACATCTTGACCATATTCACAAAGATTCATTTACACATGAAATGATAGAACAATTGTCCGAGTTGTTAGCAATTCAACTAGAGTGTCATACCCATGAAATACAAAACGCAATAAAGGTTGCTCATAGTGTAGCCTACGGCAGAACAACGTTGTATTGCCCAATTCAAGAAAATATAGTTGAAAAATTGCAACGGTTAGAACAAGAACACTACGACCAACGTTCAGAACAATGGTACACAATACGTCATTCGCTTTTGACGGCAAGTTCAATTTATAAAGTGATTGGAAGTGAAGCCAAACGAAATGAATTGATTTGTAATAAATGTGGACCTGTAGTCGTACACGCGTCTACGCATACCGAAGGTCCTATGCACTGGGGCGTTAAATACGAACCGGTATCCATTGCTTATTATTGCCACGTCAATCAAACTAAAATTCAAGAATATGGATGTATTACACATCCAATGTATCCATTCCTAGGTGCATCACCCGATGGAATCAACGTGCTTGAATCATCTCCTTGTTACGGACGAATGTTGGAAATTAAAAATCCGTATTCTCGTGAAATTACCGGAAATCCCAAAGAAGAATACTGGATTCAATGTCAAGTTCAAATGGAAGTGTGCGATTTAGATGCATGCGATTTTTTGGAAACTAGTTTCAAAGAATATGCATCAATAGAAGATTTTAATGCAGACGGTACATTTCAACTTACTTCAGACGGTAAATACAAAGGAATTATTTTACATTTTGAAGTTAACGGTGAATTTCATTACGAATATGCACCGTTTCATTGTACACAAGAAGAATATAATGAATGGGAAGAAACAACAATGATTCAATATCCAAACTATATTAAAACGATGTATTGGAAATTAGAAGATGAACATTGCACCATCATTCCGCGTCATAAAGCATGGTTTCAATGGTTTTTGCCCAGTATCATAGAAATACATGACATTATTCAAACAGAAAAACAAACCAACCTTTGGGAAAATCGTTTACCTAAGAAAAAATGTAGGATTACTTTATGAAAACTAAAAAACGTGTAAAAAATCAAACTAAAAAACGTGTAACTCAACATAAAAAATCAAAAAAACAAAAAGGAGGTCGTTTAAGATGCAGTACAATTGATAAAGGTAAATGGGTAGCCATGTCGCATAACGACCCAACTGTTCACGAATATCGTGAATGTGAAGCTAGATTCATGAACATGTTACAACCTTCTATTCCATGTTCAGACGCTAATGTACGCGATTTATATACTATTTTGCAAAACCCTGCAAGAATAATTGCGGCATTTAGTCAACTTGAATATCAAGGTCAACGGAGAGTACTTGTAAATTTAGAAAGAGCTATAGAATTACGTAGTCAAAGGTCTAGCTCGGATGGAGGACATATTGCCTTTTTAAGAAATGAAGAAGCTCTTTATCCAGTATTAGAAGGATTGTTAAAACCACGTCCAATCGGCACTCCAGATAAAACATGGGATGATGTAGACAATATTGACTCTGAACTACATGAATTACGCACCTATATGAGTCAACTACAAGATGATGGTATATTCGAAGGTGATGAATCGGTACTAGCTGATGTACGTTCAAATATATCAAGATTAGAAACAAAAAAAATAGACCTCTACAAACGGACGGAATCAATAACAGAACCCAATCCAGAACCTAAACCTGTAATACACCCAAAAGTACAAACGCCCGAAATAGTAGAAGAACAAGAAAGAATAAAATTAGAAAAACTAAAATCTGCTCAACTTGAATTACAAAAAAAAGAAGACGCGAAAATCGTTGAAGATGCTGAATTACAAAAAGCAATTGAAAAAGCTAAACAAGATTCAGCATTAGTTGTAACTGGAAAACATTATAGATATGTAGATGAATTGCAAAGTCCACCATTTAAAAAAGTATCTGGGACAGATGTACAGTTTTTACCATCTGTAATAGAAGAAAGACTAAAACCATGTTTCGAGCATTATGAAATAGTAAACGATGTAAAAAAATTTGAAAAATTAAGAGGAAAATCAACCTCTTTAACTTCACAAGATTTTAGCGAGTATAAAAGATTACAAAACAGTATTTTTAATTTTACTATTGTATATTTATCAACCTTTTTATTTGAAGATGAAATATACAAAGAAAAACATTTTTTATCTTTTTTAACAGATATTTTCTTTTTTACCAAAACAACTCCTCCCTATTTAATATCTACCATGTATGAAAATCCGAATGTTATATTACATATTCCGAAATTTTATAAGTCTATTTATTTGATAGTGTCACATTTTTCAAGACACGAATTATCCATTACACCTAATACACGTATATTTACATATTTTATAGACGATTATCTATACATGTTTCATTTATTCTTGACATTATTTAACATAACTTCAAACCCATTATTAACAAAAATGAAAAGACTTGTAGAACAATGCATAAGAAATATAAACGAAAATAAACCAACTCAGAACCCAAGGTTTGTACCTGTATTTATGTTACCTGAATACACTATTCAAAGTTCGTTATCTATTGAATCTAGCCCATTATTTCATGAAATCATGAATGCAAAATTAAAAGATGTGTTATCTATCACTTTGCCACTATCAGATGAACTTAAAGCAGTTATACGCGAAAATGATAGATTAAAAGTAAGAGAAATAGTTGAAAGAAGTAGACAAATAACAGCAAGAATAATACCCGATTATTTAAATACGTTTGTAACAAGTATTCTCCCAGGAATAAAAATAGTATTCAAAGAATTTAAAGACACAAAAGATGACGCTTCGTTTGTTGGGAGAATGTTACCTATTATAGATGTATTTTTAACTATATTCAAAGATTTATGTACAGCAACATTAAGTTATTCTTTTAATCCAGCACAAATTACCGATTTCGACAAATTTTTATTTTATCTTTCAGTATTTTTAATGAACCTTCAAAAAAAAATAGAGGATGGTTCACCACCACCTTATATTTATCTTACCTATGTTAAACTATTTCATTTTATATATTATTTTACGAATGATAATAAAAAACATGAAAAAACACACATTAAAACTTTTTATAAAGCAATCAATTTTATTTTCAAACATGATTTATAATATAATTACATAGTAATGGATATATCTAGCAACGATAAGAAAAAAACGAAAATAAAAAATGTAGTTCCTTTTTCATTCATGGTCGTTTATTCTATTTTAATGACAACCGCAACCATTACATTGATTGAAGCCCTTAGAACCAACGACCCTGAAGTAAGACATGTCATGAATTTAGAAACATGCATTTCTATTGTAGCCGGATATTACTACAGTATTTTTATTACCAAAGTAAATGATACTTCCAAAAAAGTGGATTGGCATGAAATTACAAAATTAAGATACATTGATTGGTCCATTACAACTCCATTAATGTTAGTTACTTTATGTGTGGTGCTTGCTAAAAATTCTAAACAATTGATTCATTTTACAACCATAATTTCTATTATAATTCTAAATTATCTTATGTTGGGGATAGGGTATTATGGCGTAGTACACCCTCAATATAAATTATTGGCTATGTTAGGTGGATTTATTCCATTTTTAGCTATGTTTTATTTAATTTATATTAATTTTTATGATAAAAAATTAGCCAACAAAGTTTTATTTTATCTTTATTTTGTAGTTTGGAGTATGTATGGAATTGTGTACATGTTTTCAGAGGTGTACAAAAATGTATTTATGAACATTTTAGATTTAATTGCCAAATGTTTGATTGGTATTGGATTGTGGTTCTATTACAGTAAAATTATAGACAGATTTTGAATGAAATAATAATTAAGTTAAGATAAATGTTCCGTAGCAGCAAGAAGTACATGTTCTTGTTGTGTTATTTTTTGGAAAATAATGCATTCGTCTACTTTTAATGTATAAAACACGTTGATTGGATTTTTACATGTAATCACCGTACCTTGATTTTGTATATCAATACGAACAATAAATCCGCCATTCACAAATGTTTTGGTCGATAAATTAATCCAACGAATAAAACGTCCCATTTGAAATTCTTGCAACTCATCTACATGTCGGTATTCCTTTAATTTCTTTCGTAACGAAAGAAGTTTCAATTCAGAAAGAATAGAATGTTTTCTATCTTCTATTTTTTTATACGTCAGAGAAAGAATAGGTTGGTTATTTTCATTTTGAATTGCATTTTGAATCAACAATTCCATAGTATATAGTTTTAATATTAAACCATTTATTTCAATTTATTATAGGGTTTTAATATATGGTCGCCGGAAGTATTTTACCTGTTTGTTTATACAAAAATAAATTGTACTTTTTGTTCGGAAAAGAAAATAAAAATGAAAAAGATGCTCCCGGATGGGCCGATTTTGGTGGAGGTTGTGAATCTAATGAAACGCCGTATCAAACTGCGTTACGAGAAGGGAAAGAAGAATCGTCTGGATTCTTGCATCCAACCGAATTAGTTAAAAAAGGTGTCTACAAATTAACTCACAATACCTATCATATGTTTATGGTAAAACATGATTACAATCCAGATATACCTCTGTATTTCAACCGAATGCATCAATTCATTGAAGATAAAATGCCAAAATTATTAAATACCGTTTTATTTGAAAAACAAGAATTACAATGGTTTTCCATAGATGAAATGATTCAACGGCGTTCTGAATTTCGTTTGTTTTATCAAGAAATCACCGATTTGATTGTTGCACACAAACAACATATTATTCAATTTATTAAAAAATCAAAAACAAGAAAAAATAAAAAATGAAAAATTTTAAAAGTAAAATCCAAAAAGCCATTTTGGACAAATATTTGTCCATTTTGGATTTTTCAACATTTTTTTGAAAAAAATAAAATACATTATGAAAGTGGTGTTAGTTGAACGATTTGACCTTTAAAAAAGTTGTGACCATATTTTTTTTTGATGTAATTTTGATGTAATTTACATCAATTTTTTTGAAACATATTTGAAAACCTTTTTAGTTAAACGAGTTATGGTTTTAAAATAAAATTAAATAAAATTATTTTAACACCATACAAAATTTTACATCACATTGAAAACTGTATTTTGCAAATATAAAATAAATTAACAAATGATAGTTCATTACAAATTTAAACTATATAAATCAAAAATAGGCAGACAGTGTTATTTATGATTTTAAAAGAGTTTGTTCAGATACTTTAACTTACAATTCCATGACAAGAGGAACGTTGGGTCCTTTGTAATTACGTTGATATTTATACATGTCAAGGTTTGGAAAATAAACTTCATTGCATACTTTATTATTAATAACAACTTCTTTTTCGATAAGTTCATTTTCTTCATGTATGAAAACAGTTGGTTTTGGGTAATCTGGATTTATAAGTTTAAATTTAGTAGATTTTTGTGGTAAATGAGTATGTACGCCCATTATAATATTTTCGTCAAATACAAGTTGTAATTTTAGATTGAATATGTCTTTTTTACTATACGGATTTACTTTTTTTATTTTATGTAAATAATCATACATATTATAAATGTGATTTATATTCACAATTCCCATATCCATAGTAGGCCTTGTGTCTTTGAAATTGATAAAAGGTAAAGTATATACTTCTTTATTTTTTAAATAAGTAGTGTAATACTTCATTATATTTTTATAAAAATTTTTATTTAGTTTTATCGTATCAGGTAGTAGTACCCAATATTTGATATTATTCATCACTTTATTTTCTGATAAATAAATAGGACCCGTTAAATGTAAACCGGTATAAGTTACTCTGATTAATTTAATACCATGAGTATACGATATGCTATTGTTATCTTCTTGACCTGATACAATCAGTACATTTTCCTTTGGAAATTTGCAAGTTTCAATATCATGTATCACATTTGGTATATTACTATAATAATGCTTACAAGTAGTTATTAATAAACCTAACTCTACATTTTTATTTTTTCGTGTTTTAGAAGAAGTTATTTTTTTAGTTTTCATATATATATATATATATATATAAACGAAAAATATGTATAACATTTGAAACATACAATATTAAAATTTATAATCAAACAAAAATAAAAGACTATTCTATGATACGTTCTTTGTTGATTGTAGCTGTTGCAATGTTACTTATGGACACGATATGGCTTAGTTTTCAGTACAGCTACAATGCAACTATTATTAAAAACGTGCAAAAATCTGTAATGAAAATGAGATATATTCCTGCGGCTCTCGTCTATTTAATCATGCCATTGGCAGTTACTTATTTAGCAATAGTACCAAGTAAATCGATACAAGAATCTGTTAAAAAAGGAGCATTAGTAGGATTAGCCATGTACGGCGTGTATGATTTGACTAATTTAGCAACATTGGATGCATGGACAAATCGAATGGCTATGCAAGATATTGCATGGGGAACATTTTTGTGCAGTGTAACTGCTGGAATTGGATATAAATTTAAATAAATATATAGTATATGGCAAAAAGAAAAACGCTACGCTTAAAGAAAAAACGCAGAACCCGAAGATATAGATACAGAGGAGGGTTTAACGATTTTCCGGATGTGGATATATCTAAACCAACTACAGTTGCCTTTATTAAAAGCTATTGGGAGTCAAACAGACCTATGTTGGTAAATAGATATCAAATTGATACACCAAATCTATTATATGCTCAAATTCGCGAAATAAATCCAAATCATCCATTATACGATGATTTGAAACGAAAATATGAAGAATTTATGATGGCAATGTAACTCTATCTACGCCTAGATTTACGATTTTTTCTATTTTGTCGTCTAGACTGTCTGCGTCTCGAGCGTTTGCCACCAGAAAGAACAGGAGGAGTATGACCCATTAAAGCTTTCCCTGCATAATTCATTGCTTGTTCTGGTGTTTGAACGCGTGTTGGCATAGACGAATAAACGCGTGGTTGGTTTGTAGAAGAGTTCCAATCTGCATAACTAGCCATATATAAGAATGAGAAAATTCCTAAATAATAAAAAAATAATGCCGTTTTATGTATTTGTGAGAATAAAAATATAAGATAATAGTATGCCAACCAATTCGGACAAATGGAGGTTTACGTTGTACACTGTAATTATGGTAATAGTGTTATTTAATAAGTATGCATTTAAGACAGTAGATAGAATAGTAGGTAGTGTTGTTCCGATATATAAAAATGGATGTTCAACATTAGCTGGATTTATAGTCCATTTAATGGTATTTACACTAGTGTTGCGATATAGTATGGATTTATAAAAAAAGCAAAAGACAAATAGTAAATACAATAAATTAAAGCGACATGCTCCAATAGTGACCTGGTGTGTGCGTTATTTCAATCGGCGCCTTCTTCAATCGTCGAAGCATGTTGATAGCGCACGTTTTCCGTTCCTGGTAGTCAAATGTTCCGTCTTCTTGTTCAATATGGAAATCGAATTTGATGTGGGCGAAAATGTTCTGGTAAATCGTAGGATGAAAATGTGTTATAGTGAAACCAAGTTTAGCAAAGGTAGATTTCATAAAATCTTGAAGGTACTCAATTGGGTTGCTAGGAGCAACAGTTATGATAGTAGCGGTAAATGACTCCATGATTTAATCGTATAAAATTGAAATAAAGTATAATTCATTTCAATTTTATTTAATATATGGCACATATAGTTATTGAGTATTGAACCCCAAAAAAAGTTAAAAAACAAGAAACCAATAAAACCCCAGAATGATTTATCGGAAGGCAGGTGCAACAGACAATGTACGAGGTTGAACGAGTTTTACCTTCCAGAACTTTT